TCTGGATTATCACGCTCACTGTTTGCAGCCAATGAACCAACAGCGTCTCCGCCAGCAAGCGTGATGCACCCTGAGCAACTCGACCGGCAATAGATGGTGCGTGCGCTGCAATTCTCTCGGCCCCAACAGGAGTCAAATATGGCAGTGCTTCAGAGAAGATTTTACCTTCTGTCGTCTGTGGAGTAAGCGCACCTTGTTGCAAGCCAAAGTCCTTCTCAAGTCCTTGTGTCGTGACGCGAGGCGCTGGTTGATAAGTTCCGTCACCAATGCCAAGCTTCTGACCAGCCCATGCCCCGGCGCTGGCGACAGCATCAGCCATTGATGCCGGGATATTTGCCAGATTAACGCCAGCCTGTAGCAATCCACGCCCAGTTTCTGCAGCAGCATTGCCAAGGTCAGAAATGAAGCCACCTTGTTGCTGTGGCTGGCTTTCTGGGGTCGTAGATGTGACCTGCTGTTCCTGCTGTGCAGACTGTCCAGCAAAATACTCATCGATAGCTGCTCCAATATCCTCAGTGCTTGTTCCTTCTGGGAATGTGAATGTCTTACCGTTGGCTGTAACTTTCATTATTCCACCGTGAATTGAATGCCGGATTTAGACGTGTAGCTTCCTCCGACTGATTGCTGAGTAGCTGGCTGCTGCCTTGATGATTTCTGCCCACCATTATCAACATTAACGTTGTACTGCTGGTTATAATTGTTGGTGTATTCCTGAATCTCACGAATAGACTGCTGCATAGCCTCCGGGCTTGAGTAGTCAACCTGCGGCATCCCCTGAAAATACATCTTCGCTTCTGCAATGGTGTTGATACCGCTAGCCCCCATATCTCTTGCTGCTGCCACGCCCTGATTCTGCATTCTTCCCTGAATACGTTGTGCGGAGTTATATAACTGGCGTTGCTCTTTGCCTGTGAGTCGGCTGCGAACATCTGCACCAATTGCCGGATTTCCTGCTCCGCCAGTCATTCCAGTCATGAAATCGAGAGCAGAAGCATCTGCATTTGCGATTGCATCAATGTCTTTCTTCATTGCGTAGTTCTGTGCGCTTGCCGCAGACGTTGGAGGTGCGGCAATGGCGCTTGCCGGGACACGAACCATATTGCCGTTATCGTCAATACCTTCGTAAAATGCATTAGCCCCTGCGCCGTGAAGTTTTCCGTCAATGTTGACTGTTCTACCATCTGCAAGCTGAACGACCCGATTCCCGTCGACTCCTGATATCGTTCTGGCGTTTGCTCTTTGCGTTGCCAAATCTTGACCGCGTCGTGCTGTTGCCGCTGACATATCTTGTCCACGCATTGTTATATTCTGCCCGCGAGCCTGAAGCCCCTCACCGGCTTTATTGCTGCGGATTGTTTCAGCAAGGCGACCTCGGTCAATGTCGCGACCTGTCAACTTATCCTGAATATCAAAATACTTTTCTGGTCCTACCGCGTGCATTCCAATAAGGTCTGTTAACTGCGTGAAGCCTTCAGGGCTTTGTTGATATGTCTGCCACGCCTGTTCAGGAGATACGCCAATTTGCTGCAGCGTATTCTGGTGAGTGGCAAGCTCTCGCATCACCGCTTCTGGCCCCTGAGCGGCGGCAATGTTCAATCGTGCAGACATATCGCCCATCGCCTGATTGCGATCAGCATCAACAAAACCCATGCCCTGACGAATTGTTTCAATCTGGTCTGGATTGGTGGCTGCAAGTTGACGCAAGGCGTCGCGATCACCTGCCGCATAAGCCTGACCGAAAGCTTTTTGAAAGTCAGAAAGCTTCTGAGCAGCCTCATTCTGCTGTATTTCCTGACCAACTGCACCAAGACCCTGAGCAAGTTGAACTCCAACGTTTGGGCGCTGGCTAAAGTCGTAGTTTGATAGTGATGGCTGCCCGGGCGCGTTTTGGTTTGCCACCTGCATTGATGGCAGTCCGGCGAGTTGAAATGTAGCCACGATAACTCCTTAGAAGAGTGAGCCAAGCAATCCGATACCAGCACCGATACCAGCGCCCCATGGCGTGGAAGTACCTAACAGGCTTGCAATACCAGCACCTGCAAGCGCACCACTCGTACCTCCGCTAATGGCACTTCCAAGCGTGGATTGACCAGAACCCTGAGAGCGGATAGCCGCCATCTGTTGCGCAAGATTACCTGCGTTATTTGCATAGTTCTGTCCTGCCGATGCCTGGCCTGCTGCCGCAGACTGACCAACGTTTAACAGGTTGCCATAGTTTTGCATCTGCCCTGACAACCAGTTCTGCCCGAGCGTTGGTGCAATGGATGCAATTTGGTTTGATGTTGCTGTAGAGCCAAGACCTCCGGTGGCTTCCGCTGCATTCAGGCTTTGATAGCGAGCCTGATCAGCCAATTGTTTATACTGGTCTGAGTTGTAATACTGATTGAGAGCACTGTTCTGACCTTCCAGCGTTGATAGCTGCTGAATCTGCTGGAGAGCCGGCAAACCTGCGGCGGCGTAAGGTGCCAACTGTTCCATCACACGATTGAATTGTTGGTTTTGCAGGTCTGCTGCGTACTGGGTTGCTTTTGCGGCTTCTTTTGCTCCGCTGCTTGATGAGCCACCTTTTCCGCCTTTTTCAGGGTAAAGAGGTTCCTCACCGCGCAGTTTCCTGCCCAGCGTAAATGCATATAACATGTTTATCTCCCGTTATTCAGGAAGTCGGTTAACTCTTCTCGGGTGGCGGCGTAAAATGTCACGTCATCTACGCCTTTGAAGTATTTCTTGATGGTTCCCACACGCTTAAGGCCAATCATTGCGCAGTACATCTGACCGTGGCGAAATTTGCGTGCAGCAAATGATGTAACACACTGAACGGTGGTATTGGTGAGAATATATCGCCAGAACGCCAGTCCGATTTCCTTACTGAATCCGCGAATCTCAGGCAGGTACATGGCGTGGCAGTCAAAGGTCAGCGGCTGAATCTCGTTGTAATACACGATGCCACCGAACTGACCATGTACGTTCACTTCGAAATAGCGGCACTCAGGCTTGTAGTCGTATCCGTCACCGTTGTTGCTCCCGGCGATGATGTCGGGATGGTTGCCGACCGTTTCTATCAGGTCGATGTTGCGTGTTGGAGTGAATGTAATCATTAATCAATTAGCCCATGTGCACGCAAGGCGTCTTCCAAAGCCTTGGTACGCCGACGCTCAGCAATTAGAGAATTGGCTATAGCCTGGATTTCAGATTGCGTGTAAGTATCGCTAACGGCAAATGTCAGGTCAGCGTTAAATGCGCCTTTATTCGCCGTACCCGTAGCTGCTGTCCATCCAGTCTGTCGGGCGCCGACAACCTTCTTTCCGCCGACTGAATATGACGTTGTCACGTTGAGGGGTGAAGCCAGCGATTGAGATGTAGTGGCGGTTTTAGATACGTAGTCAGCCTGCAATGCCGAAATATTGTTCTCGGCAGTCGTCACTCTACCATCAAGAGCACTGACATCAGCCTGCAAGGTGACTATTTCGCCTTCAGCCGTGGTTAGTCTGACATCCAGCGCTGCAATTGCATTGGTATTTGCAGTAATACGGATTTCATGGTTGTCTACGTCGATGCGTAACTGCTGAATTCTCGCTTCGTGGTCTGCAAGCTCAACATCCTGCTCATCGTTCTTCACCTGCGCATCATAGGCACCTTGTCCTGCTTCGTTTGCCTTTCCCGCAATAGCGCCAACGTCAGTCCCCTGCGCGATTACGTAGAGCAGATAGGACTGGCTGAAGACGTTGCGGGGGAGGATAGATGCATCAAGACGAGTGGCCTGGATAACAACGGGATTATTAAGTGACGGGTCTGCCATATGTTACTCCAGACGAATTTGACACCCGGATAGTGTTACTGGTGATTTGGTGATTACTCGCAGTTTGAATCCGATTAATCGACGAATACGACCTACTCGTTTCCATAAAACGCGCTTGTCGTATACAAACGGCTCGTTCTGCTCAATCATCTGTTCACGACCGTAATTGATGCCGTCAGTTGTTGCAGACAGGAACAGGCGGTCAGCGTATTGAGCAACACCAGTGGATGATTCAACCTCAAGGTCGAAGCATCTGGCGTTATCTGCTTTGAAAAGGGGCGTAAACAACAGGTGTTCTTGTTGTTTGTCGTACTGGCTGCTGATGTCGAATTGCAACTGGCCTGTCACAGCTTCTGATTTGTCGCCGCACGTTATCTGGTTGCCTTCGTACATGAAGTCGACAGCACGATATACATCATCGTAAAGCCCGGTTTTCAGCACACACCACTGAGGTCCGTTCTGGCTGGACGAGGAGTCGTAAACCAGAACATGGCGAGGGAGATGAATAATCAGAAGCTCATGAGAATCGAAGCGCAAAGTCTCCATCACACCCGTCGCAAGTTCTTCAGCGGTGTATGAGCGGATAATCTTCTCAATACTGGCGGTCGCAATTGGTGAAGCCTGCCCTGACCCGATGATGTAGACGGAAGGTGCGCCAGTAGCCGGATGACTGATGAATGCATATGAATCAGCGAATGGCGTTTTACAGTATGTTCCGGCAATGCCCTTCTGTACCATCAGCGATGGCTGTGCGACATACAACGCAGCGCCAGCGGTGGTTGCACCAGTCAGGGAAAAATATTCAATCGTCGATGAACCAAAGCAGACAATGAAGTCTCGCCATGTGCCGATGCCGATGATGCCGTCAGGCTGCGACTCGGCACGATATTGTGCGCTGTATCGGTCAGGGTGCGATTCGTCTTCAAGGTCAGTGATAAACCATGAATCAGTGCCGTCTTTTGACCATGCATAACGCCCACGTAAGCGAGTAATGTCACGGACCGAACCTAACTCATACTGCGTGAATCCGCTGTCTGCAGGCCAGTTTGAGACGGTTTTAACCGTGCCATCATAGCGATACTCGACCAGTTGACCATTAACGCCTATCGCCTGTGATGTGCGACCATGTGCCATTGATACACGGCCGCTTCCGGCTACATCACCGACTACGGTTTCCCCTTTGTAGAGCTTACTGCCTAAAACGCGATATACAGCGTTATGAGCGGTGTTGTATTCAACACCACGCGATACACCATTTACATCGTTGCGCTTGGCTATGCCGGGGAATGAGCGTAAATAACCCGATGAGTTGAGGACTTCTTTCGGTGTTGCCAACATATTCACTGGCAGATAATCGATATAGTCGGCGTTATGGTAGTCTTTACCGACTCCTTTCATTAACGGCAATTGCTGAATCGGCATTTACTCACCTATGGATTTGGCACATCACCATCAATTGGCGGTAAGTCGCCAGGGTAATAGCGATCTGCTGTGTATACGTCGTACTTGTTGCCCTGCCCAACTGGAAAGTCACCGCGCCGGCGCATCGATGGGACTATCAGCGTATCGGTGAGAAGCGCGTCGTATGAGCGCTGTGCGTTAGTCAGAACTCCGGCGGAAGGTTCAAGGTTGTAATCTGAAAGGATGCGCAACATCAGCTGATAACCCACAGCCTGCATGTATTTTCGAGGCAATCCTGAATCGTCATCAGGTAAAGGTTCTTCGCCATCTGCCGCAAACAGGTAGCCGATATCGCCAGGATTAATCTGCCACTCATACATCATATTTTCGAGGTCTTGAATGGCGTCCTCTACTGACTGAGGCTCGACATCGGTAAGTGACGCATTTGATGCAATTGCTGGCTTTCTCAGAGCGAAAAGTACGATGTCACCCTTTGTCAGAGTCGTTGCCATTATCTGCCGCCTTACGTCCGCGCTTGGTTGCTGGCTTCAGGTCGTCTACTGATGCAACGAAGCCTAGCTTTTCGTAAATCGGGAAGTCTTTTTCTGCAATAACTGCCTGAACATAACCGGCTTCGTTATCAGCGGTAAGAAATACACTCATGCGATCCATTTTGTCTCCTCAAAAAGAAGGGGCCGAAGCCCCTTATGGTTATGGATTGCCGAAAAATTGCCCGCCCATGTGCGGGTTGTAGCACACATAGGCCGGCAGCAGGTCGAAACGCATTTTCTGCACGTTGGCATCGCCGTCTGCGTATTTGTGAACGCGGATTGAGAATCCTTCGTAAGTCGCAACCGCCGAGTCGATGCTGTTCAGCTTCGGCAGCGGGATAGTGCCCAGGCCGCAGAAGAATTTGTTGTAGAACAGGTTCGGCTTCATGGTCTGGCCTGCGGTGCCAACCACAGTTACTGCATCACCTGAGGTCACAGCGCGGCTTACTGAGTTGTACTGCGGGTTAGTTGTGTCGTAAATCGGCACGCCCGACAGCGTCACAGTGACGGCGCCACCTGCGGTTGAGTTGGCATCCTGCAGGACTGTTGCGGTAAAGCTGATTGGCGTGGAGCCGTTATACAGAACCTGTTTGGTCTGTTGCTGCAGCCAGTAGGTGCTTGTGAACTTAATCTGATCACCAGCCTTGAGGAAGCCAGTTACAGATGCGGTTGCGCCGGCTAGTGATACTTGGAATTGATAAGTATCTTTCACGGCATCATAGGTGACAGTTGGCGTAGAGGACACGGTCAGCGTACCGCCAAATGCGCCCTGAGTGCGTGAAGCCAGGCCATTGGACATCAGCGCGCGAATTCCGCCGAAGTTACCGGAGATCTGTGCATCTTCCCACGCTGAGCGAATGAGCTGATCGCTTCCATGCAGGCCGGACTGAGCATCTGCCAGACGCTGCGCAGACCACGGGTCCATGACCGCGTAGTTTTCACCCTTTTTAACGCCAAGGTCTTTCAGGAAAGAGGCAGTTTGCGCCACGTCAGACCATTTGTTGATCGGGGTGTTCGGAGTTCCCAGTGAAAGCGCGCCATTGTTCATCATGAATTGCGCCAACTCTGTTTCCAGGTCAGTCACAATTCGTTCGCGAACCGGGGCCAGAATTTCGTCCAGTTGGTTCAGCTTAATAGCCTCTTCCAACTGGCCGTATTCCACTGCAACGGTGATGTAGTTGCCGACTTTGCCAGTTGCTTTGCCTGAGATTAGGTTATTTTTAGCCTGACCTGAGATGTCACCGGTTGGAGTGCGCTTTGAGGCGAACTGATGCGGGCGCTTGAAGCTTACGCTGTCGCCGGTTCTGGAGTCGATTTCACCTGCCAGTAACTGACGATCTACAGTTTTAGCGAGAACAAGGTCGGACATAAAGCCCGGCAGGAATTTTTTCAGAACAATTTGACTGACGTTGCTGTCTAGTTTGTTATTGGTAGCCATTTAGCTTTTCCTATTCGATTGTTGCGCCGGGGCAGAGTTTGTTGAAGTCGTCTTGTTTCGCATCAGCACCGCCACCACGAACTTCCGGCTCTGGTTTTGGGGCTTTCTTAGGCTTCGGTGCAAGGCTAACTTGCTTACTAATCTGGCCTAAGAGGAATGCTGCGCGAATTGGGTCTGTCTCAGCGGCTACACGCTGGCGTAGTTGTTGGTTCTTCCCGAGTGCGTAGGCAATCAGCTCAGAACCCTCGTCTGCTGCATGGATCAGGATTTCCTGCTGAATGGCCGGAAGTTCACGGCGAACAATTTCCTCAGTCTCCCGATAGTCTTTAACCGGAAGCCTGGTCGCACGTTCGTTATGCTTCTCAAGGCGCTGCTGAAATCGCTGTATAACCTCTTGCTGCTGACGTTGCTGCTGCTGTTTCTGCTGTTCGGCACGGCTCTTTTTCTCATGCCAGTCAGTCAGTGCTGTTTCAAACGCCTGTTCATCGTAGTCACACGACTCAAGCGTAGGTTTTGGTGGAATAGCATCTGTTTGTGTTTGTGTTGGTTGCTGTTCTGCTGGCTTGGCTAGAGCTTCCTCAAGCTGGCGTCGCAGTTCACGGTTTTCTTTTTGTGTCTCTTTAAACCCTTTGCGTAAATCCTTCACCCACTGCGGCGCAGGCTGACCATCAACGTGATCGTCATCCTCTTCCGTCAGTGGGATTTCCTCATCACCGACGCGCAGGGAGTATTCTTCCGGAGGCTCATCGGTCTGTTCACTCTCGGCCTCCACCTTTTCTTCCGTTTCCTGGACTTTCTCCTCAGGTTGCGGCTTTTCAGTGGTTATTTCTTCGGCTGATTCCTGTTTTTCAGACAGGTCAATAACCTGACCGTCGATGATCAGTTCGTTTTCCATTGATTACTCCTGATTAACTCGGCATTAAGTCTGCCGGTGACTGTGGTGAGGTGGGGATTTGTGATTGTTGCGACGCAGACACGTCTTTAAGCAGGCGGATAGCCTCCATGACGGCTTTGTCGTCGATGTTTCTGGCCTGAGCCAGCTTGTAAACGGTATTGGCCTGACTCTCCATTGCATCCTGTTGTGCGGTGAATGCCTTGATTTGAGTTTGTGCCGTTTCATTCGTTGCTTTTTGTGCTTCAGCCTGCGCCGCAACCATCTGAGCCTGAGCGAGAACCATTTCAGGATTTTGCTGGTTAGCTGCTGCCTGCTGAGCCTGCATGACAATCTGCTGCTCTTTCTCATTACGCGGCTTAACGATGCCAGATGTTAACAACTGATTGCGGTTGTACTCTTTGAAGTCGTCCAGGCCTTCACCGTCGATGTTATCCAGGATGATCCCCTGAATAGCAGGGCGCATTGGGTCGTTCGGTAACATCGTGCTAAGTACATTTGTCAGTACTGATACGGTTGCGTCACGTCTCGCCGTATAGCTTGGGCCAACATCCACGGTGACATCGTAGCGACCTGTTGAGAGATCATTCAGTGCAACCACTCGCCCTGTCTGGCGATCGACGACCTGAGCATTCATTAGCGCGATGTCGTCTGTCCCATCCTCGTTAACGACACGAACCTCACGTTCCGAACCGTATACCTCTCGAGCCATTGACAGCCATACTTCACCGGCACGTTTCAGGCTCTTCGACATATTGTCCAGGTAGATGAACGATGCCATATCAGCACGGTTCATCAGGTTGTTAACGGTTTCCTGAGCGATGTTGCTCGGCATCTGTTGCATTGCCTGGCTGCCGCCAGTTACTTCCTGAATGTCTGCGCTGGTCTGCTGCAGTAACGCCGCCAGAGCCTGATTCATGACTGCTGGCTGCGTGTAACCTGCTGGCGTTGCTCCTGCGATGATGTTCCCGGCTTTATCCTTCACCTCACGCAACGGAAGGAATGCTGGTCGTTTCTTGTTGCGAGCCTCCCAGTGCTTTTCAAGACCTCGGATTTGTTCCATACCAACTATAGGAACCTGTCCGGGGTCTTGCGCCGCTGTATCAGCCAGCATTGACACCTGAAGGTTGTACAGGCGCTGCGGGTCCATAGCCTTAGCAATGTGGCCTTCGACTCGCTCGATATCGTCAATGAACCAGCGCTTGCCATACACAGGAATCAGCGGGATATGCTCACCAGGGATTCGTCGCGGCTTCTCAAGGAAGTTTTGACCATCAACCACGGAGACATAAACACGACGACGTTTCACAGAGCGTCGAGCTACCTCAACGAACCCAGCGTCAGCCAGTTCATCTTCAATCTCTTCGATCTGGTCGCTGTCGTAGGTAGCAATCTCCCCGGTTAATGGCTGGCGATAGCTGATGACGTCAACTGATTCCTTGCGAACCTCATAGTATTTGGCGATGTAAACCACTTCGGACTCAAACCAGTCATATTCCCAACTGGTCATCGTTGTTACATCGAGCGAAGCAGGAGGCGTTTTGCCATATTCTGCTTCGTACTTCTCCGGAGAGAGTGAGTACATACAAAACGCCCACAGAGCGTCTGACTTGTCATACTTCTTCGCGTCAGGGTCGAACCATACTGAGCGTGACGGGTCGTAAACGGGTTCGATAGCGATGCGCTGGCGCTCGTCCATCGGGTCGTATTCGTTAACCAGCATCGAAGTTAAGCGAAAGCAGCCAAAGCCACCCGTTGCAGCGTCGTCGAAGGCGTTATCACATGCCTCTCCACCGTCAGTTTCTTCATAGTCGGCGCGGAACAGACCATTCAGCTTATTGGCTAACTCTTCGCTGGCCTCACGGTCACCAGGACGAAACTTAACGGTGATACGGTTATTTCGATATTCAGCGATGATGCGGTTTAGCTCGGTCGCTACCTTGTTAATCTCAAACTTCGGGTACTTCTCGAACTGTTCATCAAGCTTAGTTCCAGCCGCCGTTGCTCCTTCCCATTGACCTCCGGGGACACGAGCAAACCTCGTAGCTTCAATGCACTTTTCGCGCACTTCCTTCTGTGGAGAATAGGCGCGGTCAAACCTGAGCATGATCCGCTCATGTTTTTTCTCTAATGTCTCTGCCATGTTTACCAACCGGAGGATGAGGGAACGTATATTTCTGTTTCTTCGCGGACCAATGCCGGGCAATGCATACACATCATCAGCGCATCAGCCAGGTTAGGAGATGGAATACCGAGCTTCTGCTTCATTTCGACCTTAGTCATAAGCTCCAGCTTCCCGTTATTATTGAATTTGCGCTGAATCTGCGTCAGTTCTGCAAACAGCTTCTCCAGCATCTTCTCGCCTATCACTTCTTTGTCGAAACTCAGCATGTCGTCGGGGTCTGCATACTCACCGTGGACAACCGCCCGATATGTCAGATACAGCCTGTCAGCCAGCGCGTAATAGAATTGCGCTCGCTTATTGCGGAATACATCGCCAATAGTGCGAACGTTGTCGCCCTGTACGACTTCATCAGCCCATGCTCCGGCCTGATACGGAGCATCTTCATCGAATGGCGATTCGCTGCCCTTGAACATCGTGGCGGTGATTTTCTTGCCGGAGAACGCTTCCGTTGTCTGTCTGCGTAGCCCGGCACCAACACCATCACCATCCCACAGGTAATGGTCAGCGCCGTCTTCAATCGCCAGCGAAGTAGCCCAGTCAGCACCCTCGTTGATGTCCATCAGCAGACCTTCGGCAATGCGCTTAACTACCGAACCGTGACGCGATGCATAACCTTTAGCATCTGGCCCTGTATCTGATGGGTCATGCGCAGAGACAACAGCGCCTTTCGCTTTCCATCCGAGTTTCTTGTGCGCATCGGTTGCGGCTTCAAGCCATTCACGTTTGATGATTGCCATATCACTTGCGCTCACTGGCTCACCAAGCCAGATGTGACGATACAGTGTCGGATTTCTGCGTTTACACTCTTCCATCTCCAGACGGAGGACTTCAGGAAAGTGCGGGTTGTCGGTGTAGTTCACCGTCAGCAGGCAAATATCATCGGGAGGATTTACAACGAATCGCTGATAGGTATCGTCGAGGATGTTCTTAGGGTTAAAGCTCACCCATATTTCGGAAAACGGCTTGCGGATGGTTGGTACCAGGATATCCCATGATTCCTTCGTCACCGCCTCGGCTTCTTCCACCCAACAGATGTCGATACCTTCGAGCGATTTAATCTTGGTCGGGTTGTTCTTGATGCCGTAGAACATGAATTCAGCGTTGGTGCCGAGATGCCGAATCATTGAGCGTTGGATTTCGAACTCAGCCGCATACCCTTCCCGCTCGATGGTATCTTCAAGCAACCGGATTACCGAATCGCTGATACTGTTTTGCAGTTCACGAGCGCAAAGAATACGCACAGGCTGCCGACGTGCCGCCTCAACAAGCAGCCTCGCAATTGCCCATGATTTACCGCTACCTCGACCGCCTTTGGCGACTTTGTAGCGATGCGCCTCAATGAACGGTTCAAAGATAGGATTAATCGAGGTCATTTTCCGAATAGAGTGCTCATCGGTGATGTTTCAATCTGGATTGCGCCGCCGTCCTTACCGACAAGCTCGTTAGTTACCTTGTCGCCATACTTACGGGGATTCATTCGGGCCAACGCCCATTTGCGTGTATCAACGCGAAGTCTTGCCTTTGCCACTTCAGCAGCATCTGGAATCGCATTGTCAGCAATTTCGAATATCTCTTCGAAAATAGAATCAGCTCGTGCCTCAGTTGCCTTCGCGTACTTGTCGCGAAAATCCTCATGCTTTGCCAACCAGCGGAAAACAGTAGACTTATCCGGCATACCAGGACGCTTACATACTTTCAGCAAACTCTCGCCAGAAGAAAGCAACGAGCAGATATCGTCAGCCACCTCCGGCATATAATCAGAGGGGCGACCAGCTTTTGGTTCAGTCGCCATATTCATCTCACTTAATTTTTATTTCAGGTTGAGGACTCTTTCGCGCCTTCAATCAGTGACTGCTTCAGCAATTCGAGTGTGCCAATCGCCTCGCATAAACTGATTTCACCATCGTAATCATGGATAACGATTTCCAGCCGCTCGTATAGCTCTTGAGTAATTGGGAATTTCTTCTCCTTACCCAAATTGATTACGCGGCTCACATCATGCTCCGGTAGTGAACAGGTCTAACGCTTCCTTCGATTTACGCACCGCTTCGAATGTGCGGGTCGTGATATCTGAATTAGCGCCGCCTGACTGGAAGTGAATTTTGAATAGCTCAAGCTTCAGCTCGTCAGTACCAATGAACTGAAATGCTTCCTCTGCGGCTGCGTTCTGGTTCATGACCAGTTTGTAAATCTCTAACTGGAATTTCTGTTCTTCAGTCATGGGAATAATCTCTGCCATTGTTGGCTCCGTTTATCCGTTAAAAGGGATATCAGTTAAGTTATCCCGTGTAGGGTATAAGCCATTGCCGAGACCACTCATTGAATGGCCTCTGCAATAACCGATGTCTTTCCATCAGTCCGCCACCACAAAGAATCTTTTTTGCCATAAGGCGGGAGGTTCATCTTTCAGTGGCTGCCAGTGTTATTTCCCCACTTTCTGGCTTGGGTTGCTTCGTGGTACTGCTGTTAATTAGTGAGTCCGGGGATTACGGTTTGCCCGTGCTGTTCAAGGCGTTCAATTCTCGCCATTAGCTGAGGCTTCTTAATTTTTCCCCAGCGATTAAGCAGGCGACCTGACATGCTGGCAACATCCTTCTCTTTCATGTACTCCAGCATTACGGCATTTCTCTCTTCTTCAAATTGACGATGACCAACCTGAAGCATGGCGTACATCCAGTTGAATGCGTTGATGTAAGCAATTTTGATACGCATTGCTTCTTTTTTGGTGTAGGACATAACCAAAAGCATCAACCCATCCTTACGTAGCCGATAGAATTTTTGTGGCTTACCATTCTGTAACTCATTGTTTTTATAGCAAACCTCAAAATTGAGTTTTGTATCAAACTCTTCAGGACAAGCAGCGATAGTTCTTTCTACATCACGCACAACGTTGTCATGTCGCTTACGAAATGCTTTCGCCACCATAAATGAATCGGTGACAGGGTCATTGTTGGTAATAAAAACCAGTTCTTTGAAATCAATGCCGTCAACGATAGTTGGATAATTCATCGGTAATTACCTTTTAGTGATGAACCTTGTCACACAGGATTCCGGCCCACAGAAAGGCACCGATTACCAAACCGGCATCCTCAAGGGTCATCCTGAAAGGTTCTGTGTTCATAAGTCGCGCGTGTGAAGCGCGTTTACTGCGGACATAAAAAAGCCCCGCATCGCGAGGCTCATTAAATGGACTTTGTGATTTGCAAAAAAATTATTTCAGGCACTGAGTCCTGATGTACTCCTGCAGGTAGTTAACCTGCGCGGTTATCTTGTCGATTCCACTTCGGAGACGGTAATAATTGAGTTCAGCATCTGCTGTAAGTCTTGGACTTTCTCCATCGCCCATGCTGCTGGCTCCGGTCGTTGACTTTGCACAGGTGGCGGCGACTTGCAGGCGCTTACGACCAGCAGAAACATCAGCACGGAGACTTTCGATAGTCGCGTTAGCATCAGCAAGATCCTTTGTGTATCTGGCGTCGAGTTCTGCTACATCACGTTGACGCTTCTGCATATCAGCGATGATGGATGTGGCTTTATCGCGCTGCTCTTTGTAGGTCATGGCGTTATCACGGTAATGATTAACAGCCCATGACAGGCAGACGATGATGCAGATAACCAGAGCGGAGATAATCGCGGTTACCCTGCTCATTGCTGCCCCCACAAACAGACTTCACGCTCAATATCACGACGGGTCATCAGCCCTTTCCATTGCTTACCGCCAGCGTATGTCCAGCGACGTAGCTGGTCACATGCGCCTTTGATATCACCCTGGTTTATTTTGCGAAGAAGCGTCGATGTTCTGAAATTGCCAGCCCCCACGTTGTAGACGAACGAGTAAAGAGCGCCGCGCGTTGTTTCCGGTATATCGACTTTGATGTACGGGTTAATTTGTCTGGCGACAGTGGCAAGGTCTTTATTCAGGAGAGCTTTGCATTCTGCTTCGGTATACGTTTTACCGAGCATGATGTCTTTTCCGGTGTGTCCGTGACATACAGTCCATACACCAACAATATCTTTGTATGGTATGTAGCTGACACCTTCCAGACCATCATTACCAGTTGGCCCAGTAATCAGTGCAGAAGCTATTGCGATAGCCCCACCACCAACGGCTGCCAGTACGCTTTTTCGAAGGGTGCTGTTCATCAGATTTCCTTTGGTGCTTTCTGACCGAGTTCGGCGATAACCGTGGCTGTAGCTGATGGATTTCTGGAGTCGGTTTTATTCAAAATGTCCTGCAGTATCTTCGTTCGCTTCATTTGCTCACGCTTGTTGAGCCGGTAAGTCAGAACGCCGAGGATAATGCTGAACGCGACGCCAATGATGAAGCCCCAGTCCTGTAGAGAAAGACTGGCAAAGAAAGCCGCAAGACCAGCGCTACCGTATGAAGCATTGCTGTATCTTTCGTCCATCTTCATTTTCTCACCCCCTGAGTGCGGGGATCTGTTCAATTTAGGAATTAACGTGGTTGTTGAGTGAACAAATCCAGGATACGTTTATCAGTAACGTGGTTTGCTCGTTATTGCTTTCGCGAGGAAATCACTGGGGGTACTGTTGGTGCAGTATCCCCACCCATCGCATTTAACGGACATTAATGGATGCACTCATAAATGCATCCTGTAATGAGCATTCTTAATTTTGTTAATCTATAACCCAGGACTTATTGTTAACAATGCATGAAATTGTTGCTGTTGATACGCCGTATTGTTTAGCAATACCCGTTTTCGTCATTGATTTGCAGTCGCGTATTTCTTTCACCTGATCCATGGTTAGCTTTGCCCTGCCATTTTTCTCTCCTTTGGATGACATAAGGCTATTAGAAAACGCATGCAGAATATTCTGTTGTGCCGTTACCCACTCTAGGTTAGATACGTTATTATCAGTCTTTATTCCATTCTTGTGGTTTACCTGTGGGCACAATTTTTTATTATCAATGAATGTTTCAGCTACCAATCTATGCACTTTATGTTTCTTTGCTACGCCTTCCGAGTAGAGGGATACCTGCAAATATCCATAACCATCTACATTCGGCTTAAGCCAGCGCCCTTTCCTTAACTTTCCGCCATCATCAACTCGAGAATGAGAATAAACTCGCCCATCAGTCGTTACAGCGTACTTACCTTCGTAACCTGCGATATCTTTTGCGCTTTCACTCAACATGAGCTACTCCTTTTCACGAAGCCCAGCCAAGCGCTGGGTTTTTCATTTGTGTAAAACGCCCTACCCCGTCGCCACGAATGAGCAAGGGTATCTGGATGTGTTCTGGTGATAGGTGATAGGGCGCTTTCAGAAAGGTCGTGCTTAAAACGCAAAAAGCCCCGCATCGCTGCAGGGCCTTCTTTCAAATCCACCTTAACAAAGGACGGATTTCTACTGTTAGAAACGATATTAAACAAAAATCGCCACTTTGTAAAGAGCATTTTCTACAGAACTCCTTTTCAGTAGAAAATATTTATCACTGCGTGACTTTGCTCAACATCTGATTTGCATATTCCTCCTGCTTAATACACTCACCTACCAGACTTTCGAAGAAATCCTTATATGACCTGCGCCATGTGGTTTCAGGAATATCAATCAATGTTGCGCAGATGTACTTTCGAACGCTATCAGGCAGTAACCGAGCATATCCTCGCCCATTACAACGTCTGCATGTTTTGTATGCAGGGACGCCTCCTTGTAGAATAGTTTTCTCTTTATCGATAACAACACCTTTGCCATTGCACTGGCATGCGTTGGTCAGAACCCCCTTCCCTTTGCACTTATTGCACAAAACTTTCACCGTCTCCTTGCGCTCTGAGAGGTACGGCTGCCCGATGCTTTTCATCGTCATTACCTCGGCATCGATAAACTTCTTCCCGCCGCAGCAATCACAGGTTCTGGTACTGGCAGCGCTTCGTGAATAGTCAGCAAATGCGAATGTTGCGAGAACTTGCATTACCTTTGGCTTAATATCATTTTCGAGCTTACGTAAGGCAGTAACCTTATCGCAGTGCTTAAGAGCATAGGCAGTCAGCAGTTCAATAGCTTTCTCACGGTCATTGCTGCTGATTTCCATCTTCCCAAGAAACGAGCTGTAACCCAACGAGGCGCGACTTTGAGTCATACCCATAGCTGCCATAACATCAGTGCCAGTTAACGTTTCTGAAGCTGTTGCGCGAGGGATATCGTTTATCTGAGTAGATTTTGCGAAGTGAAACTTCACTACATTTTCCAGATTCATGCAGCATCGCCTCCCGATGTCTTGTTCAATCCAAGCCGGTTCACCAGTTCACGCTCTCGCTCATGCAGATAATCCATCGCCTTCTGGTGTTGCTCCGTCATCTCTCTGACGCTGCGTAATTCAGCCTCGTCACGTTCACGCTGCTGTTTCGCCTGGTTAATGCTGGTTACGGTCATAGATACCTCTCCCGCCCTGATGAATCATTAAAACGCCGTTAACGATGGCGTGATACCTGGCTTCTTTGTCGTACAGATAACGCCTGACTGTGTTTCGATGGCACGATAAGCGCCGAGCGACTTCTGTCTGGTTTCCGTATGTCTCATGAGTAACTCTGGGATGGTTTTGATAGATGGAGTCATGCTGCCTCACTTCTGCTTTCACACAGGTCTTTAAGTTTCTGCTGATACTCCGCCTTGATTGCCTTGCACTCTTCGACAGTCCAGCGGTGGCGGTTATGGTTTGATTCGATTTCGTCTACTGCTTCTTGCCCGATACGGTTAATCAGTTCGACGCGATACGGAACGAGATTTCCGCTTTTGTGCTGGTTGCACACCACGCATTGCTTGTGAATATTGCGTTCATCAAACCTGAGTTGAGGTGCCGCAGCAGTTGTCCGGTAATGCCCAGCATCCCACTGAGCGGACATGAATGTTCCGCACGAGATACATGGTAAGTCGCGGTCTCTTTCTCTGATGAAGGCGTTTACGGCTTGTTGGGCTTGTTTAATCCAGTAACTGCGGGGCTTTAAGGCGAGTTTTCGAATCTTCAGTTTATCTTTCTGTTTCTGCTCCTCTCGTCGTCGTTTCTTCTCTGCTGCTTTTTCCGCTTTTTCGCGTTCTTTGCTTCGTCGTTCGAGTGCTAACTTCGTACCACAATCAACACAACACCACTGTTGGTTCTGAAATTGCGGGAAGAACCATTCCCTGCACTCTTCGTTCTTACAACGCCGCCTTACCTTCCTCATTCGACATATCTCCATTCGGATCGCGATATACCAGCCATTCGTTAACACATTCGGCACAGGCGTAAATTTCATCAGGTGCCAGTTGCTTGTTACATCCGGCGCATAAGGCTCTCGCTATACTTTCCTGCTCGTAACTTCGATTTGGGTCAATCATCGCGTTTTCCTCATGCGGTTCCATTTGGACTGCAACAACCCATAGACATAATCGAATGTCTTGACCTGGCTTTCTGTGGGGATTGGCTTGGGTTTATTTCTGGAGCGTTTCGTTGGAAGGTATTTGCAGTTTTCGCAGATTATGTCGGTGATACTTCGTCGCTGTCGTCTCATTCGTACCTCCTGTCGGTAAATCTGACACCCTGACCAATAGCCCAGGCTGTTGTGTACTCGATCAGACTTGCCATACGCTTCACGCTCATCTGCGCGCTGCTTTCGCGAATGTTGACGTATTCGCCTTCAAGCCCGGGCAAAACATCAGCTTCCTGCTTTGTCGCCACTGCATGACCGCTAATCAACAAAACCTTCCATTGTTCTGGTTTTAACCATTTGCCGCACCATTGAACCTGACGAGCGATATCCGCCAGCATCGCGTGAAATTTTGCGTTCTGGTCAAGGTTGCGCTTGTAGTCAGTAATGCGGATGGTGACTGGCTTGTCTTTATCGAGTGGTGTTGCGAGGATGGCATTTATTGCAGCTTGCTGTTGTTGCTTAGTTCGGAGGAAGATTGTTTGCTTCATTGTCACCTCAACTAACAAAACGCCACGCCATTTTATAGGCTCCATCCATCCCATTTTCTCTCACCAAAAATATGCCTGTGCCATTCTTCCCGCTGCCGTCTCCATAGTTCCATCATGTCTGGCTGGTTCTTTTCTCGCATTTTTCGGATCTGCTCAAGGATGAACTCTATTTGCTGCTGATTTGTCATGCTCACTCCTTCACTTTAAATCCAGGTTCCGGATAATTCTGTCACACTGAAAATCAGTATCGATTTTAACCAACCGGCGAAGAACGCGGTCACGCGGATAGCTCCGTGGCTTAGGGGCGTTTTTCTGTCTCTCGCCAGTCGGAAGTCTGGAAGCAGACCAGTACCGCTTTGCACGACCAATGTTCTCCTGAAAGTCGGCGCGGACAAGCTCAGCTATCGTACTCATTTCTTAAAGCCTCCAATTACTCTCCCCCAAATAAAAAGGCCTGCGATTACCAGCAGGCCTGTTATTAGCTCAGTAATGTAGATGGTCATACGTCAGCCCCTTGTGCATATCGTCTGCCACGCGCAGCAGGTGCATTTGATGCTGTGCAAATCTGTCTGGCTTCATCCTGGTCACATGCAACAAAGTGTCCGTTACAGAACCGCTGGTAAACCGTACCAAGCGAGCCAAAACGGTTTTTCGTCACAATGATTTCAGCAAATGGCGCGGCGCTACTGTTCTCGTCATATACCGCTTCCCGATAGAGCATGATGATTGAGTCTGCGTCCTGTTCAATGCTTCCTGAATCACGCAAATCTGCGTTTGTCGGGCGTTTGTTTGGTCGCTTCTCAACATCGCGCGAAAGCTGACTCAGGGAGATAACGGGCGTTTTCAGGTCTTTCGCCATCGCCTTCAGGCTTCCGGAGATGTGAGCAATTGCGAGGTCGTTGCGGTCTGCTTTCGGCTTCTCAATCAGACCAAGATAATCCACCATGATGAGTGACAGGTTTGGATTTTCCTGTTTGTGCCGTTCTGCGATTGAGCGTATTTCTTCGACCGATAACCGCGAGGCATCGACTACCCATACATCCAAATCTGCAAGCTGACTCATGCCGTTAGCAACACGCGCCCAGCCTTCGTCATCCATCGATGCAGGATTTCGCAGTACGCTAACCGACATCCTCCCGGCGTTGGCAATGCTTCGCTCTGCAATCTGCAATGCGCTCATTTCCATCGAGAAAATCAACACTCCGCGCCGGATGTCAGAACCAGGAATAACGCGGCTTGCAACGCCTTCGGCAATCTTCAGCGCCAGTTCGGTTTTCCCCATACCCGGACGAGCAGCGATAATCACCAGGTCTTCCGCGTTCATCCCTCCGGTGATGGCGTCAAGTTCTTCGATTCCGGTCTTCAGGGTATCTGATTCCTCTCCGTTCCTCAGACGCCTGTCAAGCGTGTCAGTGTAGTCAGTGATGATTTCCCCTAACCGTACAGGTTTAACTTCGTCACGGGGCTTTCTGATGGCTGAAAGACGCTTTACAAGTTCATCCATCGCCTGACTCGATGTATCGATGGTTCCGCTCTGAATTGGTTCACGCATTTCATCCATGATTTCCAGCACCAGACGGCGGTGATAGTTATCCGCGACCATTCCGGCATATCCCTTCAGGTTTGCGGCACTCGGGCAGTTTTTGCTGGTCATCAGGATTGACGTGAAATGCTCCTCTCCGCACGCTTCGGCAACCATCAGCGCGTCGATTAGGTTTCTGTTTCGCGCCTGCTTGCGGATAACCTCGAAGGCTTTCCGGTAGAGCGGAATTGAAAACGCTTCCGGCTCAAGCGTTGCCAGAACGTCACTGGCGGTTGGTGTTAATCCACCAATCAGCAGGCCACCGATAACGCTCGCTTCGATATCCTGTCTCATGCAATCCCCCTGTCTGCAAACTTCCCTTCCCGAACTCCCGTTAACGAGTCTTCCCTCAGCAGGTAATCAAAATCTGCCGTCCAGCCAGTGTCGTTGTCTCCGAAGTAAAACGGCTTGGCCTGATGTACAAACGCCCTGACATACGCTCTGAAACCGTCCACGTTTGGCGTTTTCAGTTGCGGGATGATTTTCTTCAGGCGGCGTTTCCGTTTCTCGTTGACCGAAACAGCATGTGGAAGTCTGTCACCAACTTCGGTGTTGTAGGCGTTCAGGAAGGATTCATAGTCGATTCGTTCTGCCTTGCGACGTTCAGGTTTAACCTGCTCATTGCCGCCCCCGTTAGGGGGTAAGGGGGTATTTGTATTTATTGTCTTTTGTATATTGTCTTTTGTGTTTGACTGATTCGGTAAATTGGTTTTTACCGATTTGGTGAAGGTTAGTTTTACCGATCTGGTAAATGTTTTACCGAATCCGTTAACCTTCGTCTTCCACTCGGAAATATTTTTATTCATACCAACCTGACGCCCCACCTGAGTGAGAACCCCCATTCTGATAAGCTCGTTTTTGGCGGTAGAACATTTGGTTGGTGCCATGCCAGTGAGTTCAGCGAACTGTTCATTTCCGATCCAATCTATTTTTTTGTTATAACCGTATGTCTTGCGCCACACAGCCATAACAATCAGTAGCTGATGTTGAGTAAGCCCAGAAAGCATGACAGCTTCCAGCAGTGTATTTGCAGTCCGGGTGTAGCCATCGTCGAGTTCTGCCACGCGATGCTCCACAACCTCCAGATGAGGTTTTATCGGTGTAACTGTTGCAAGATTACTCATGACCTTTCCTCTTCAGTATTAGCTTCACTTTCTCCAACTCAGCCCGAAATCGACCAGGCTGTTTGAAGCTGGATAAGAACCGATCACGTAGTATGTTTTTGTGTAATTTGTCCTGGTCAGGACTGAGTTGTTTTGGCATAATTACTCCTGTGGATTGATCCAGTCTTTCTACATCAGGCCTCGAAGAATTCGCCGTTCTTCGGGGCTTTTTCTTTTGTCAGGTAGGTAGCAAGCCGCCTGGTGAGCTCTGCCATTTCCTCGTCTTCGATTCCATACTCCAGAACCGCAAGCATCATGCTGACCTGAGAGAAGAAACCGTTCTTCCATCGGCTTACCTGGTATTCAGGAACACCCATAGCTTTAGCGAATGTCTTCTGACCCATCATGGCTAACTTGTTGAGTAAAGTGGACTCAATGCGAGCCGCCTTCTTGCTTTTAGTTGCAACTACGTTCATTCAAAATATTCCTTAGAAATTAGATAGAGTTGGATTCGCAAATACACGCAAATCCGTTTAATAGATTTACCGCGTTGTCGGCGGTTCAGATTGGTAAAGAGCG